CCATTCAACTGAGGACATTTCCCATGGGCGGAGCAGTCAAGAGCGTGGCCAATGTTGCCACCCTGGGCCTGAGCAATGCTGTGCTCGGCGATTCCTTCGACACGCCGAAGACCAGCACCACCACGGCAGACGAGGTGAAAAACAACGACGTGTCCACTGCGGACGCCGAGGGCAACGCCGCTGACAAGCGCCGCCGGGCCAAGGCCGCCGGTCTCACCTCGACCATCTTGGGCGGGGCAAGCGCCGCTGCAGCGCCGACCGCCACCAAGACCCTGCTGGGGCAGTGACCATGGCCGACACTCTGCGCCAGAGGGCCGAGAAGCGGCTCGGCATGCTCAACAACGAGCGCACGTCGTGGGAGACGAACTGGCGAGAGCTGTCCGACTTCATTCAGCCGATGCGCTCACGCCTACTGGGTGATAAGCAGTCCAACAAGGGTGACAGGCGTAACGGCAAGATCATCAATAACGAGGCGACCGAGGACAGCGGTGCACTCGCTGCCGGCATGATGTCGGGCCTCACCTCGCGCTCGCGCCCATGGTTCAACCTGGTGGTGCAGAACAAGCAGGCGATGGAGTTCGGCCCGGTCAAAGACTGGCTGTTTGAAGCCTCTGAGCGCATGCG